CACCGTCCGTAACGTGATCAAACTTGCCCTCAGAGTTCTCTGTGACTACGTGTCTCTGTTGAACAGGTGGCCGACCAGCTCTCTTTTTGGTTACTGCTCCGGCTGCGGGTGCTTCTTGTTTTTGCGTTTCTGTTTGGACGGTTTCAGCGGTCGCAGTGCCATCGATTGGGGTTCCTCTTTGCTTGGTTACTTCGGCTTCAAATGCACGGTCTGCTGCGGCAAGCAGGCTGTCGTAATCGGGGTCGTCTCTGAGCCCTTCTTCGGCCAGTGTATCCGCCATGTTTGTACGATAGGAATCGAGCGCTTCGTCAAGATTGGCGTACTCACCCGCTTGGTCGAACGCAGTGCTTGCGTTTGACTTGGCAATACTTTCTGCCTTAGCTTTCTTGGCTTCGTACGCTGCATTGCGCTCGTCTTCTGCTTTAATCCGCTCGGCTTCAATTTCTTCGACGCTCTTAGCTTCAGGCGCGGCTTCGGCTACCGGTGCTTCCGTCAGTGCAGTCGGCTGTGCGCTTTCTCCAGCAGCAATGTCTGTAGTAGCTGGTCCAGCAGGAACCACTCCATCTCGTTGATCGTCTCCAACCCCTGCGGCGGTGGGCTCTGCACTGGGTCGTTCAGCCAAAGCAGGGCTTGCTCCAGTTGGCTCACTGATAGGTCTTGCAACATTCGGAGTTCCTCCTGCTTCTGTCTGCGCAAGCTCATCTGCTTGTGCCTCCTCTTGGGCTAGTGCCTGTGCGTCAATCTTCGCTTGCTGTGGGGGTACGCCCGACGCAATCAATTCCTGCGTAATCTCTTCGACTCGACCTTCGGGTATCTTGATAGCCGCAGTCTTAGCCTCGGCCTTCAGTTCAGAGTCAACCTTACGTGTGGCAATGCGCTCGGCATTTTCAACGGGAATGCCTTGTAACTCCAGCGTCTGAGTAAGCGCAGCAATTCGATCAGCTCGTTGCTTTTGCGCAACAATGGCTGTTGGTTCTGCCGCTGTCTCGGCGGCCTTCAAAAGCGCAGTGTCGTCCAGCGTAGGCTCAATGCGGTCGGGTGGTGGGGGCGCTGCGAGTTCTTTGTTGATGGCCGCTTGCTGTTCGGCCAATCTGGCTTCGCGCAAATTAGCACGGGCTTCCAGTGGAGCAGTAGCGCCTTCAGCCAATGCCTCCAACAAAACGTCGGCGGGCTTGTTATCCCCGGTGGCTTTCTGGGCTGCAAATTCACCACCTGCACCGCCAGCCATTTGCGTTGCTAGCTCTTTACCCCACGCTGCCATCGTAGCTTTTTTAGCCGCAGTGCCAGCGAGTTTGCCTTCAGCGATCAATGTTTGTGCAGGCTTCAAGAACCTGCCAGCAATACCCATAGACAAGCCGTCAAACACCCCGATGATCAGACCACGCTTAGCGCCCTTGTCCTTGATCTCAGCCATGATCTTGGGGTCAGCCAATGCCTTAGCCACGGCATTTGGGTCCAGCATATTGACGCGTTTTTCTTGCAGCACGTCAGCCATTGCCGAGCCGTACTCCATAGCGCCGGAAGCCAAACCTGCGGAACCGACACGAGCGGCTACTCCAGCAGGGGCGAGTACCAAACTTGGGACCATACCGGGCAGAGAAGCAAGGACAGACTCCGCCAGCAGCGTAAAGGTTGCTCGTGGGTTAGTAGCCAGAGCTGCAATGGCGTCGCCGTAAGTCTCAGCGTTGCCGATTTCTTGCATGCCTGCACGGATAGAAGACGAGGGAGCAGCGGCGGCTCTTTGCTTTGCGTTGCGGGCCAACGAACGTCCAGCACTTTCAGCGTCGAACACACCCGACTGAAGCAAGTAGCTAGTTGCTGTATCGCCAAGGCTTGCGTCCACACGCTTAAACATGTTGCCTACGGCCTCTGCGGAGTACTGCACAGGCGATTCAACGAACTTAGTCTCCGGTGTAGCTTTGATCTCTTGCGTGCCTTTGCGTGCAGTCGGGACTATAGAAGGCGCAGGTGTAGGTGCTTGCCGTTTGAAATACCCGCTACCTCGTTGCTGCCCGTGCCTGACTACGTCTTCCCATTTGACGCCCATCTTCTGCAAGGACTGCTTCATCTCTTCGCGGTCAACGCCTTCTTCAAGCAGGTTGACGGCATCGTCGAGCATTTCTACGCGGTTCTTGTAGGGCGCACGTTGAGGCGGCTTGGGTTCTGTTGCACCAGTTCCTACCCCACTAGTTAACGCAGATTGCGTAGGCGCAGGCGCTGGTTTTTGCGCAGGGGCTTCGTCTACTATCCATTCGCTACCTACCAAATACGCTTTAGCACCAGCTTGGTTTGTGGCTGTTTGCGTAATTGGTTTCCATTCGTTGCCGACTAAGGCGACACGTTCCCCCGTTTGGGGGTTGGTAGCTGTTTGGAGTGCCATGTTTTAGCGCTTGTCAGGAGTAAAGCCAGCGGGCGGTGGTGGTGGCATTGTGCCACCCCTTGGGCTCCGTGCGCTACCCCCGCCCCCAGAAACAGCAGATTCAGAGGCCTCAAATATCTTGCGTTGCTTGGCTGCTTCTGCGTCGTACAGAGCTTTAGCGTCCGCATCCCTACCTTCGCGTACGGCTCTCCGATATGCTGGGTTCAGGTTTGTGAACTTGTTCATCGCTGCAGCAACATCTTGATCAATTCTCTGCTGCACGGGGGCCGTAGTCACTCTAGCTTTTTCTGGCGCAACGTCGCTGGTCGAGAACGAAGTCTTGGTTTGTTGGGCAGTTAACTTACCAGCTTCTGCTCGAATACGTGCTTCGAACGCTTTTTCAGACTCACCCGGTTTTGGCCTACTAGTCGCCATCATATTAGCTACGTTATCTGCGTATAGCTGCTCAGCCAGTTTAGGACCGCCAGCGCCAGCACCAGTACGGGGGCGAGTAGCTGCTAGAGCCTTGGCGTCGAGATCAGCCAGAGCTTTGGCCTTGTCAAGCTCAAACTTAGCGGCATCGGCTTTGTCTTTACGCGCAGCTTCTCTTGCAGCTTGTGCGCCACGGATGTCACCCATACGCTCCTTACGTTGTGCGTCGGCCAAGGCAAAACGCATGTTTTCAATAGAGCGTTGTTCAGCTATATCGGCGCGTTGGACTTCGCCCATCTCTTTGGCAAATACAGGGAACGCTTTTGCTGCACCACGAGCCAGCGTGTTGCCCTCAAGGATCGCCCCAGCCGCAGCAAGCAAAGCCAATCCTTGGCCTTGGCGCGAAGTTTTAGCTCGGCCAGCTTCACGCTCGTCAAGCTTCCCAAACGCGGGTTTGTAAATATCTGGACCACCAAATTTTTCAACTTGCCGCATATATGCAGCAACTGCTGCGTCATCTTCTTCTGGTGTTGTGGTTCCGCGAGTCAGACGTTTAATCAAATTGCGAGTTTCTTGGGTGTCCTCAAACGCTCGGGCTTGTAGCCCAGCATTACCCTCACCTGCGGGTTCGACTTCTCCGTCTGTACCTATTCTGCGAGTAGCGTCGTCGCTCGCTGCAAGTGCCTCGGGGTCTCCCGTGTTTAAACCACCTGCTTGGAACGCAACAATGCCGCCCTCTGCGTAGTCCTCTTCGGAAGTAGGCAGGCCAGCCAGACCACCGGATGCTTGCATATCAGGAGCTTGAGCCATTTGCTGTGGAGCTTGGCCCTGTGGCATTTGACCTGCGGGAGCGCCCATAGGCAGCATGCCTGCCAGACCTTGAGGTGCAACTGCTTGCGAAGCCAGAGACGGAGCCGACGTAGGCCCTTGAGCCTGTTGAGCCATCTGCATGGCGTTCGACTCTTTAATGAGCTGCAGCGCACGAAGCGCTGTGTAGGGGTCCAAATTAGGATCAGGGCCCTGACCTAAAACTGTGGCTTGCAAAACTTGCGGGTTGCTCTTGAACCGCTCGGCAAAGACTGAGGCCTTATCAATCATGATCTTCCCTTACACCAAGTTGTTCAAGGCGAGTGCGCCAATGCCGCCGCCGTTTGAGTACGCCATACCACCGTCGGCCATAAGCTTGGAAATACCCGCTGCGCCCAGACCCAAGGCCGTAATGTTCTGCATCGCCGATGGGGGAGCTTGATAAATGGCAGAGCCAGTTGAAGTGAGCGGCACGCCACGAATGATGTCCGACATGAAGCTCAAGTTTTTGTATGGGTAGTTTTGCGCGTTGAGGAAATCCTGATACTTGGTATCGAGGTCTTTCTGTACTTGTGCTTGCTGCTGCAGACCGTACTGGTTTTGCAGGGCATTGATGCCCATATTCTGCTGGTACTGTTGCTGGCCAAGCTGCCCCAGTGTGCTGGCACCGGTCATAGCTGTCTGCAGCCCTTGAAGGCCGAGACCCGCGCCAAACTGACCCTGCTGTGCGTTGAGTTGAGCAGCAGCTTGGTTTTGCGCCTGAGCCTGATTGAACTGTTGCTGAGCGTTCTGAAACGCGTTCTGCAACCCAGTAGCTTGAATGTCACCCTTTTGACGGGCTAAGTTACCGGCAGCTTGTGCACGCATCAGGTAGTCACCGCTACCGCCAAACGCGCCGGACCGAGCAGCTTGAGCGCCTTGGGCTTGCTGGGCAATCGCAGCTTGACGAGTGGCGTCTTGTTGCTGGCGCTCAACTACGTTCTGCATGTACGGAGACATGTACTGGCTTACGTTCTCGCCTGTAAACTTTTGAGCTTGGTAGGGGTCAAACTTGTACTGCGTATTCAGAGCGCCAAGCCCCGCTGTGCCCGCCATAGCAGTCGCGTCTTTTAGCTGCGGCTGAGACTGCATCAAAGCTGCGTTTTCGTACGACTGCTTTTGCAGTGGGGAGAACTGAGCAACCCGCTCCCCCTGATACTGCATGTATGGGTTGTACTCTATGTCGGTAAGCGCCTCTGCTTGACCCAAAAGTTTTTGAGCATAGGGGGCAACTTCCGGCGCAAAGCCGTAGTTTGTTTGCGTGATTTGTGTGGGGGTAGTGGCCATGTTTTGGCTCCTTATGCGGGGAGGTATTTGTCGGCACGGCTGTTAACAGCTACGCGCTTCTTGCCAGTAGTTTTGCGTCGGGCTCTTTGTACGCGGTCCATCATGGCGTACAGCTTACGCGCACCAGCTTCAGTCGAGCCGTTGCCCAACTCAGACACGATACGTGCAGGCACCACGAATTCACCGTCGGCTAAACGTGCAGGGCGTTTGTTGCCGATTGAGGCAGGGATGCTGTCAGACACACCGTCACCGGGGCCACGCAGCAAGCGTCCGCCGTCAGAGTAATCGCCGAGGTTGTACCCAGCTCGTCCGCCAGCAGCCAAAGCGCCGAGACCGCCGATAGCCATGTGTTGGACCATGCCGCCGTTAGCTCCGGCAGGAGGGGGTTCTTCACCTCTTGGTGGCGTAATAGGCCTTGCTTCCCATTTTTTATCAACCGTGTTGAAAACCCATTCATTACCCGCGCCGGGATCAAAAGTTGGCTTTGTGTCTTTGTTTGCCAGCGCTGCTTCTTTTTCAGCGGCAAGCACGTAGGAAGGTTTGACATACTCAGGATTCGGCTTGTACGTGCGCGTAACTGGGTCGAATATGTACTTCTTGGTTTTCATGTTCACCGGCATACGACCGACAGACTCGTAGTACGGCTTCATGATTTCGCCGGTAGGAGTGTAGGGAGTCGGCGAGTACGCAGTTTTACCTGACAGGACGTCAAACGATTGCCCAGAACCACCCGTCTGAGTGTTGTATTTGGCGTTGAAATCAGCCATGGACGTAGGTACGTATGGGGTATAGCCCAAGCTACCACCGCCCGCTGTATAAACGTCACGTACATTCCCCATGCCCGTGAAGCCGCCTTCTGGCCGACCGGGGATATTGGGTGTGACTACAGTGCTGCCACCGCCGCCACTGCCTCCGGGAGAGGGTGTTGTTCCGCCTCCGCCTCCGCCTCCGGGAGAGGGTGTTGTTCCGCCTCCGCCTCCGCCGCCTCCGCCGCCTCCGCCGCCTCCGCCGCCTCCGCCGCCTCCGCCGCCTCCGCCTCCGCTGGTGGTACGGTATATAACGCCATCAATAGCGACATCATCGGGGCCCATTTGGGCACGCAAAGCGTCTCTAGCAGCCTTACGCTCGGTGCGTTCCATGTCCATCTGCTTGATGCGGTTGTAGGCTTGCTCATCAGTCTCTCCGTACAGCATGCCTTTAACGCCCTGCGCCAGCATTGGCGCAAGAATCGGATCAGAAGGCGTGTAAGCCTTCAGTTTGGCTGCAGCGTCTGCGTCCTGCTGTGCTTTAAGCTCCGTTAACCGTTGTATCTCTTCTGGCGAAGTTCTGCCACCGCCGGTAACAAAACCCCCATCGTCAAAAGCTGCGATACCCCCACTGGCCATGCGCACAACGGGTTCACTGCGCTGTGCAAAATCCAGCACGCCGGGGTTGTAGCCGCCGTCGGCCATAGCCATCAATCCACCTCCAGCAGCTCTAGCCGTGGCTTCGTATGGAACACCGACTTCGTACGTACCACCATAGGGGTCATACGCATATGGGCGAATCATGCCGGGTTTGGTCACAGTTTGTGGGAGTTTTGATTCCACAGCCGCGCCCGCCAAAATCGCTGGCCCTGCGGCGTACATCAAGTTTTTAGCGTTGTCTCTAGCAAAAGAGGCAGCTGCTTGTGGGTTAGCCGTAGCTGCGTTAAAACCCGCAGACAGTCTATCCGCGAACGGTGTAGTTTTAATCGCATCAGCCGCAGCTTGATTAAGCACGCCTTGTTCAGTTAGGCCAGACTGGGCCATTTGTGCCGCAATTTGTTCTTGCGTGAGTGCCCCCATAGCACCCTCTTGCACAGCACCAATCCCAGCGCCAGCCAATCCAGCACTAAAACCGGCTCCGCCGTACGCTCCCAGACCAGCCGAAATGCCCCTGCCGATGTCGCCAGTACGGACAGCCTCAGCTCCACCAACAATCATGCCCGCAGTCATGGGGTTAATCGCCCCACCAGACAAATAGCTAAGGCCAAAACCAATAATAGTCGGTAAAAGTTTCTTCAGAAATCCAGCTTCGGGTAGGCCTGTCTCGGGGTTGATGGTCAACGAGCCGCCGTGACTCTCGGCCAAAGCTTGAAGGCCCCTAACTTCTTCGGGGGCCATGTGGACAAGCATCGTGTCAGGGCCGCGACCCTTGGATGCCATGTGGTCGGCTAGTACTGCAAGGCTCATATTTGCCTCTCAAAATGGGGGTTGGTTGATAATATCATGCTGATGTCTTTATACGAAGCGCTTGGCTCGTAGTCCCTGTAGTAGTGTCTCTGAAGACATCGCCGATCCGTAGACTGGGTAAATCTGCGTCAGTCGGCAGCGTACCGATGTCTAGGTTGAGCGTAGTCCCGCCCATATCGCCGGGGTTGGACAGTTGGTTAAAGAACAAACGCAAAACATTGTTCAGTTGGTCTTGATACCGGCGTTCGTATTCGTTAGGGGCCAACGGCAAGTTGGGCGGGGTTGCGTTTAGTTCAGCCATCAACGTCTCCCGTCGGGTCTGATGTCAATTCGCGGTGCGCCAAGCTGCCAAGTCGTGTTGATCTGGTTCGACCCCACTTTAAAAATCAGCTGACGCCCACGCACACGGGTGTAAATCTGCCCGGTAAATTCCTCAGTAATCACGTAGGCGTTGCCCTTGACCACGTTCTGGCCAGCGTTGTCGATAGAGCCGGAGCCTGAGTTGTACAGCCCATACAACGTCATGGTGACTTGCGGAGATACGTTGTTGTAGTCTGTGGCGTTCTCAAAAGTCAAGTCCGGCAAGATGCGCCAAACAAAACCAAAGTTGTGCCCATCCCCGATGTCAAACTCAGACGAAGAAATGTACGCCTCAATTGGCGCGGACACCTCTGTAGTGTTGTCGTTAAGACCGTTTTCGTGCCCAACAATGTTGTAAGCGTACGTAGCGGCTAGTGGGTACTTGCTTAGCCCGGAGTCAAGCCAAGCAGTGCGGCCCATCGTGCCGTAGTACCAGATTTTTTCAGCGTAGTTGTAGATAACGTACTTGTCTACCACAGTGGAACCCGCCGAGCAGTAGAACCACCAGACCTCGTTGAAACCCTCATTGGTCCCCGCAAACACCTGCGCAGACTGGTCTTGGTTAAAGTCACTGAATATATACCGACGCAAATCGCAGTTGAGTGTTTGCACCCGGCCATCGTAGGCGTAGAACTTATCCACGCCCATCCAGTACACAATACCCGAAGCCAGCGCAACGGAGTTACGCCCTACTATGGATACGTTATCACCAAGAAGTTGCGGTGCCCATACGTATGGTGGCCCAAGGTACTGCAAAGAGTACACAGCCGAATCAGTAAATACTACAACTTCCTGTCGCGTCTGAAGCGAGGTAACGATTTCAGAGCCGTGAGACAACCGCGTAAAACCTGCTTGGTTGGTTGCGTCTGGCGTCCAGTTGTAGATGTCGTCCTGCCCTGACCAGCGAATCAGCATCGGGTCAATTGTTGCCGAGCCGTAGTCGTTACACCCCATAGCGATAATAAACCGCGAAGTGTCGGAAATAGTAAATGAATTAAGCGCTGTTGGAATATCAACGGGTGTTATCGTATGCACACCAGACTGAGTGCCCGAGGTATTGACGACCGCGCCAGCAGAGTCAAGAAGCTTAAACGTCAACCCGTTTACTTCAAACACGTAATAAGTTGTACCAGCCGTAATACCCGTAGGCAGCGCCCCTGTCGTGGAGAATTTAATTGCTGCGTTCTCGGTGTACAAAATGGTGGAGGTAACCACCGCAGGGGACGCAATGGTTATGGTCGCTGTACCGCCCAAGCTATTGAGCAAAACGCCACGAGAAGCTACGCCACCTCCAACGTCCCAGTAATACAAGCCCCCGCCACTAGGCGAGAACACAAGGTCTTCGCCGTAGTTAGACTGACTCCACAACTGCAGCGGAATTGGGTCGGAAACCCCAGTACCCCATGGGCCTAACCCCCACCCACCAGCGCCCCAGCCGACAAGCGGGATTTGAACTTCGGGGCCAGTGTTGAGCTGATAGGCTGCAACAACCGACGCCCCACCACCGGGGGAACCTGACACGTCAGTTGCGTTGGCCACTGCAGAAACCGTAATGGTGTAGCTGTTTGCGTTGATAACTGTGACTTGGTACTCGGCGTTGAGGACGCCAGCCGTGATGTTGCCACCCAAACCAACCGCGCCACTGAAGGTTACAAAATCCCCCGTATTACAACCATGAGCCGTGTCTGTGACGGTGATGACGCTGGAGCCGAGCGTAGCAACAAACGGGTTGTTGTTGATGGTGCTGGACGCACGGATTGGGGTGACATCGTAATACTGCCCACCCTGCTCGATGTAGAACTTCAGGTTTGTGCCCACACCAAGCAAGTTGGCTCCACCCAAGGTCACCCAATTCCACAAAGAACGGCACACGCCTTGAAAACTAAAGCTGGAAATGCGTGTCCAGCCGCCGATTTTCTCAGGGTTGCCCTGACGGAACCGGATTTTGTCGCAGTCATACCAACCGCCCTCAGTGGTGTAGCGGGTATTTTCCCGGTTGACACCCGGTTTGAACAGTATTTTTTGTAACGGCATACGGGGTATTCTCCTATTAACTTAGGAACAACGCAATCTCTGCTTCCCGGCGCTTGACCAGCCCGGGAAGAACTTTGCCGCCACCTTTGGTCCAAACCCGGAACGCATCTGCTGCGCCATCCCAGTCACCCCGGTTGGCACGCATGCGGATGGTACTGCGCTGGAGGTTGCCCAGCCCGAAGTTAAAACTTATAGAGACCAGAGCGTCAAAGCTGCCTTGACGCCCAGCCACGCCGGGAACAAGACGAAGAACACCCCGTTCAAAAGTTCCGACATCAGTGCGGAATAGTTCGTCGATCTCCGTTTTCGTCCAGACACGGTTGTCCTCCGGTTTCAATGGGAACTCACTGCGGATCATGGGGATGTCCTCTTTGGTCTTGCCCGGTGGCCGCACCATGGGGAGCCTGATCTGCTCTTGATATAGGACATGGCCGTAGCCAATCGTCCAGATGTGGGCTGGGCAAAGGTAGGGCCGAGAGCGAAAGCCCTCGTACCTGTGCATCAGGTCTTCACCTGCCTTGCTCAGTTTCACTTCTTGCTCCACTGACGGCTACCGAACCAGAACCCGATGATCCCGCCAAGCATCGCCATCTCGTCGCTGGAGAAAATCAGGTCGGAGTAGCGGATGATGTCGTCAATGCTGGTGATCAGGCCGGGGGTCTGGTACAGATACCAAGCCATAAAGGCGTTAATCGCCACCAGCTCAATCACGAAGATGTAGGTCACCGTGGGGCGCACAGTGCCCACGTAGTTGGCAACCCATGTAGAGGCCTTTTCCAGCACCTTGGCGTCATGCTCAAGAGCCGCCTCAGTCATCCGGGCATCGGTCTCCATCGCCACCTGATCGGTGCGGACCTCTTCGATCTTCAACTGGGCGGCAAAGCCTTGGGCAGCCAGAGCCAGTTCGCGTTCGTTCTGGAGTGCAGCCAGCCGAAGCTCATGCGCTTGATCGGCCTTGTTCTGGAAAAACTCCAGCAGTTTGGGCAAGCCGGAGATCAGCAGACCCCCAAGGGTTGAAAAAAGTGAAAGCATCAGTTACTCCTTTTGGTCAACATTGCTGAAGCGATCTCCAGCATGAATTTTACTTGCTCAAGGTTTTCTGGCTGCTCTGCCCAGCCCACCGTGATCTGCCCAACAAACTTGTAAGAATCCGGTGGGACACTGACGCGACAGGTGTAGGTCACGCCCTTTTCCAAGTACCACAAACCCACTTCAGACTGCGCGTAGCGGTACTCGCCGCACGGTATTTCGTTGGTCATCAGCTTGATGACGTCATGGTTGTTGGCTGAGTTTTTGCTGAAAAGCCCCACATCAATGTCTTCAATCGTCTTGTCCCTGCCTTCTTTGGTGTACGCCCTGTATACCACCCGAGAATGGAAAAGAGGGTTCACCTTGAACACCGCCACCACTGCTGCTCCTGTCCTCTTGATCAACATAGCACTGGCGTCATCCACACGGTCGGTGTTGATCTCTGGCAACTTCTGGGACTCCTTGTAGGCATCCCTCATAAATTCCTGATTTTCCCAAAGAAAGTACCCAACAAACGCCACGACACCCATGATGAGGATGGCAAACAGCTTGAACGGCGAGTCCACATACCCAAGCACCTTGTCCAAAACTGATTCGGGTTTGTCGCTCATTTTCGGATGTACAGCATATAAATGATGATGCCGTAGACGATCAGGCCAGCAAGGATGACTGAGGCCACACCCAGCACCAGATACTCAATCAGTCTGTCCATCTTCGCTTTGCGCAGCTTGATGGCTTTGATTGCAGCCTCTTTCTCTTCCCTGCGCCTTCTGGCTGCTTGGGCCTGAAACTTGATCCAATCCTCCCACATCCCCGGACGACCAGCGTAGACCATACGCTCACGCAAATCTTCTTCTTGTTGCCGGAGATTCTCCAGCGCCATGAATTCTTCAAGGTCAGAGCCGCCACCCTTTTTGTTGGCAGACTCCTGAATTTTGGCCTTGTTGTCGAAGTAGTCAAAGACTCTTGAGCCAAGCTGATGAAGCTCCTTGCCGTTAGCCAGTGCGCCTTTTATTACTGCGAAGGCCGCATTCGCTGCTGCAATTTCGGCAAGCATTTACATTCTCCACAACAACGGCGCTATTATGCTTGTACACCAAATTACCAGCCCAATCAGAAGGGCCGCTGCAACGAATGCGACGGCCCAATCTTTCATGGCCCCGTAGTGGTTGTCGTTGTGTTGGTGTTGGTCACCACAGTTGGAACAGCCGTATTGTCAGTAATACTGCCACCAGCAAGGCGACCACTGTTGCCAGAGTTTGACCCACTGTTTGCTCCTATTGAGTAAGAACCTGCGCCAATTACACCGTTGCCGCCAATCGTTGTGACGTTGGCTGCGGGCGCTTGAATCTTGGATGCGATCCCAACGAAGGCGTTATTGGTGCTGATGCCTAGAGCCGTGGCGTTGTCAGACTGACGCATTCCCAAGGATGTCTGTTTGTTGATCGTGTAGATTTGGCCGACAGTAGGCAACAGAAGTCCTGTCCACTGCAAGGCATGGTCTGCCCATGACTTGGGAGCGTTGATCTGCGTGTTCTGCTGACCACCACCCATCTGGAGAGACATGACCGCAGCGACCTTGGCTGTGGTGTCGCCTTGACGGGCGATGTCAGCAAGGGCTTGGTAACGCGCTGCTTGGGCCGCTGCTTGCGCTTTGTGGGCGTCAGCGTAGGCTTGGTACTCGGCAGTGGCGCAGCCCGTCAGGGACAGGGCGCAGAGGAGGATGGTGATCAGTTTCATGCTTGCTCCTGTTGGTAGTCCATCGGCCCGATAGGTGCATTTAAGTCGGGGTTCTTGATGATGTTGAAGATGCGCGTGTTGTCTTCCAAAGCCAAAATCTCATGCGGCTCTTCGGGTCGGAAATCCAGAATCTGCCCAGCCACCGCCTCCAACTCCCAGTCGTGGGAATACGCCTTGATCTTGCCACGCGCCACGATGGTGATGTGCACATTGTCTTCGGTGTGGTTGTGCTTTGGAAGGATGTCTCCAGCCTTCTCAAAGTCATACATGGCCCCACGGATGGAGCCAAGGTTTTCAAGGGGCTTAACCGATAACATCTGGCGCGCTCCCGGGAAGATTGTCATTTACATCGGGCACAACAACCCACGAAACGGTGTCTTCATCCCACTTGTAGAACGGCGGGGTGTTTGGTTCTGGCATTGAAACAGGCGGCTCCCAGCCATAAGAAAAACTGTCGAACACCCAAGAAGGATAAGGTTTTGGTGCAGAAAAACCCACCCCATCCCAGATGGAACCGATACTTGCAAAGTTTTTGCGAAATGCTTTGGTTTGGTCTGGGTCGGGGGTATAGGTGCCGGGTGTGTAGTACACCCCGCCACGAGTGTTGTAGCTGGTCTGAATCCAAGTTGCCGGGTCGCCCCAGTTTCCCGTATTAATCTCGTCCTGCTCAATGACCAGCACCTGCAATACGACACCGTTTTCGTCAATTTGCGCAAAATGGCTCATTTTGTAAACGTCCCTGAAGATGTAAACGTGTGGTAAGTGTATCCACCTGCCGACGTAACAGTGCCTCCGGTTGCAACTTGGCTTCCGGCGTATCGAATGATCACAATTCCTGAGCCACCGCTTCCGCCATTTGATGGGTTGTTCATTGATCCGCCACCACCACCTCCGCCGCTATTGGCGGTACCCGGAAGTCCGTCGTCGGTAGCTCCGGAACTGCCATACCCACCATTTCCTCCACCGCCAGCCCCCCCTGCGGCACCAGAAAATGGCCCTCCGTTTGCATTGTTATATCGCCCACCACCACCACCACCAGCGTATGTGAAACCGTTGAGCCAAGTGGAGCCAGCCCCTCCGGTTGATTGCGCTCCAGTTAAACCAGACCCTGCAGAGCTTGCGCCACCACCACCCCCACCACCGCGTAACAATCTACAGCAAGCCAAAGCCTCTGTGTACCCATTACCCCCGGCATTACCTTGACCTGCTGTGCCTGCGCCACCAGTAACAGCTTGCCAACTACCACCACCACCTGATCCGCCTGAGCTTGCAGGACGAGCGTTGTTGCCGTAATCTTGCATCGCGCCATAACCGCCACCAGTAGAGGTTAGGCCGTTAAAGGAGGAATTTGACCCAGCCGTGCTAAGTGTGCTGTAAGGTGTTGCCCCGGGTCCTCCAGCTCCAACAGTTACTGCAAACGAGCCGCTGCCGATGTTTGCGGAGGCCGTTCTGTATCCGCCCGCTCCACCTCCGCCGTTACCTATTAAATAACCACCGCCACCACCGCCGCCAGCAACAACCAAATACTCGATTGCCAAGGTGTTCGACTTCCCGTACAGAGAACTCATGCTCCACTGCGTGCCGCTGGTCGTGCTGACGCCAGCCAAAGTGCGGACGTTGGTCTGGTTCATCGAGATGGTCGCGGTCAGGCTCAGGCCAAGTTCTTGCGCAACACTGACCGGACTTGATGTGCCCCCCAAACTCAGGGGGCCGCTTGAGGGCATTACCATGCTTGCTCCTTATGGGGTGCCGTAGGCGGTGATGTTGTCTGCGGAAATCAGAGCACCTGCGCTGCTGAACGAGGCAACCACTGTTCCGCCGTACTTGATCACGAGCTTACCGCTCTCTTCCATGATTGTGAAGTTGGTTGTTGTCAGGCTTGTGACGGAACCGCTCAGGGTGATGTTGCCCGAAGATGTCACGGTGCCCGAGAGCGTCAGGCCGTTGGCCGAGCCTGTACCTGCAACCGAGGAAACCGAGCCGCCGCCAGTGCCCGCACCGATGGCTGCACGGAAGTCCGCAGCGTTCAAGGAAGAGACGGTGTTGTCCGCATTGAAGCGCGGGAACGTCACAGCACTTGGGTTGCTGATCGTGAAGAGGTTACCCCCCAGCGTGGTTGCACCAAAGTTGGTTCGGGCTGTTGCCGCAGTTGTTCCACCCGAGCCGCCGTTGGCCACGGGAAGCGTGCCGGTGACGTTGGTTGCCAAGTTCACGAAGGTGGTGGAGCTTGTGCCTGTACCGCCCGAAGCAACAGGAAGGGCTGTCTGCAAAGTCAGTGAAGATAGATAGTCAATCTGCTCACCAACATCTGTGCCGTTGTTGTACACCACAGTGCGCTTGCCCGCAGGGACTGCCACACCAGTCTGGCCGGACACCTTGACTGTCACAGCGAAGCTGGAGCCGTTGATGACGATGTATGGCTTCTGGATGGCCGGGACGTTGATTGTGCCCGCAGCAGATACCGCGCCAGCAGCAATGTTCAAACACAGTGCCCGGGCATCCTGAGCAGCGTTGGTGTTGGAGAGCGTCAGTGTTGCCACATTGGCTGTGAAGTCGCCGGAGTCCAGAGTGGCCATACCCACAATAGCCTGCTCAATGGCAGTGCCAATGTTGGAATTGGTCGTGGTGCCCCAAGTGCCTGACTGCTCACCGTTGCCGATCAGCTCAAACTTTAGGTTGGAGAAGGTGCTTGACATGATTATCCTTTCGCCTCAAGGGCGGCTACACGGGCTTCAAGTTCGTTGATTGCGGCCAGCAGCAAGGGCACAAGGCGTTCGTACCGAACCGTCAAATACTTATCGTCAATAGGGGCTGGAGCAACAACCTCCGGCATGATGGCCTGTACCTGCTGAGCGGAAACACCGACTTCACGAACAGCGGTGTACCCGAGCGCCTGAGCAGTTTCATTAGCATGGTAGTAGAAGCTGTCCAGCGTGCGAACCTTCGCCAACGCATTCTCAATACTACCAATACGAGTCTTCAGCCGATCATCAGAGTAATACGCGGTGACGTTGTTGGTTGCGCGAATTTCACCAGCGGTGCCAGATGCCGCAGTGCCAACACCCAAGGAAGCCAACTGCGTGTTTGTGTTTGTTGCTTGCCGGGAGTCACTCAAGCGAGAGTCGTTTCCTTGACAGGCAGTACCCGAAGAGGTGCCATACGAAACGGTGGCAGTTACCGCAGCAGAACCGTTAAAACTTGTTCCCGTAAGCCCTGTGCCAAGAGTCAGCGCATTGGCTACAGCGTTTGCCGTGGTTGCTGTGGTGGCGGTTGTGGCTGAAGTAGCTGTGGTGGCGTTTCCACTCAATGCTGCAGTAATCGTCCCTGCGCTAAAGTTGCCTGAGCCATCACGGGCCACAACCTTACCGGCGGTGTTGGCAGATGTGGCGTCCACTGCCGCAGTGACTGCGCCAGAGCCGTTGTAGCTTGTGCCGGTCAAGTACGAACCCAGCGTCAGTGCGTTCAGGTTGCTGCCCAAGGCCACGCCCGAGATCGTGCCTGCGCTCCATGTAAACGCAGAGCCGTTCCAGTTCAGGACTTGGTTCGACGCCGAGGGTGCGACAGCAAACGATGTGGTGCCTGATCCGCTTTGAAATGGAATCTGGTTAGCCGCGCCGCCTGCAAGATTAGTCGCTGTGGTTGCGCTTGTAGCTGCACCAGACAGGGTAGCCGTGATGGTCCCGGCGCTGAAATCACCCGAAGCATCCCGAGCCACAACCTTGGAAGCAGTGTTGGCCGATGTGGCGTCCACAGCAAAAGTGCGGGCAGCAGAGCCGTCAAACGTGCCACCAGAGGTCAAAAATGTGCCTGCCGTCAGGGCGTTGGCCACCGAGCCAGCAGCGCCTGAGATGTTGCCCGACACTGCTGCGCCAGAGATGGCGATGGCCGTTGGTGTGACGCCTGTGACCTGACCTTGTGCGTTTGTGGTGATTACCGGCACCGTAGCGGCATCGCCGTATGTGCCCGCAGTGCCGATGTTGGCGATGTTGAACGTGTAAGACGGTGACTCGCTCAGCCCCGTACCTGCCGTGTAAGTGATCGGCGCAGAGAACTGCTGAAAGACAATTGCGGTTGTACCGATGGTGATCGGAGGTGGGGTCTGCTGCACCCAAGCGGTGTTGACGTTGGCCGTGCCGCCGGTCACCAAGAAGAAGTCACCCTCATCAATCTGATCGACACCTGTTCCAACAGAATCCATGTCTGTTGAGCGGGTCAGGATGTATGGCGTTCCAGCAGAACCGACCTGCGTGACAACGTAGACGCCGTTATTGGCTCCGGCCACTTCGTTCTTGACCAGAATCCGGTTTGCAACCACGGTGAGCGTTGAGTCCACCGACAGAGCGCCGTTGGCGTTACCTGTGAGCGTTGCCCCTACCCCGGATGTGCCGTTGTTGTACGTGTTTGCTGGGAGTGCTGCTGTGGTGGCCAAGTCCACCGCTTCGTGGAAGTGAATGCCCGATGCAATGGCGTCGGCATATTCCTTGTTGACGATGTCCGTGTTGTTGGTAGGCGGAGTGGAAACCGTGCCCGATGTAATGTTGGCAGTGGTGATGTTGGCCGTGCTCGTGCCCAAAGTGCCGATGTCCAGCGTTGTGACGGCAGAGCCCGCTGCGTCCAGATACACCGCCCGAGAAGAGGGGTAAGTGACGAACACGTCTTTGGAGCCAGCGCCAAACGGCACCAGCGATCCTGCATTGCTGGACGACACCACAGTTGTCCGGGATAGGGTTGTGCCCGAAGCTGTGTAAGTGCCAACACCAACTTCCCAATCGCCCGTAGCAGCGTCCACGATGGCGTAGAAGGTTTGATTGCCGTTACCAACAGCAGCAAAAGACTGAAAGCCTGCGGCTGCCCCAGCCAACGTCACCGTGCCCGTGCCCGCTGTTGTGGTCGTTTCTTTGACGCGATCTTTGAGTACCAATGCCATTTTGAATCCTTACGACGGTATCTGAGTCCAGTTGGTGGGCTGGCCGGTGTCAATTGTCGCCCAAACTAGCGTTCCGCCGATGTTAATGTTGAGCTGCACGCCCGTAGTGAGGACGTTAATAGTCTTAATCGCCCCAAACGTGCTCAGGGCGCTGACAACCTCTGCAATCGAAGCGTTTACGCTGACCTGCACCACTTGAGTTGCCGCGCCCGTGGCGCTTTCCGCGATAGCCACAGAAAACAACAGCCCACGGTTTGAAGAATCTGTACCGGTGGCCGCTTCAGTCTGTGCAGCCAAGACTGTGCTTGCTGCGGTTTGTGTCGCCGTGCCGGTGATGGTCTCTGCCTGTGCAGCCAAGAAAGTGCCGATGGCAGCCTGTGCGTCAGTAGCCCCGGCCTGCTCCAACATGCTGGCCAACATAGCAGCAATCACCGACTGCGTGTCTGCTGCGGTAGCTGTCTCTGCTTGTGTGGCCACTGCTGAAACGCTGGCCGATTGAGCATCTTGGCCTGTGGACGTCTCGTTGATGAGGCCACCTCGAATTAGGCTTGGGACTGCCTCCACAGCAGTGGCCGTAGCCGATTCAGTTGCGGAGACGGCAAACGTGTTCCCGCCTAAAGAGGCGAAGGGTGCTTGGGCAAAAGTGACATCACCAAACACCGCACGTCCTATCAGGCTGCGTCGAGCGAGAAGGAATAGGTCACGTTCAGCGTGTCGCCGTTGTCCACAGTCTTGTCGCCGCCAGTGAAGTCACCCGCCGAGAACAAGATGCCGGATGTGCCGCTGCTCACGCTGGCCAACAGTGCGCCTGCGACCACAGTGCTGTTCACCAACATGGCAAACGAAGCAGGGGATGCGGAGTTGGAGATCACCGAGGGATCAGCCGTGGTGGCAGTACCAAATGTCACCGCCTTGCGGTTACCGGTGTATGCGGTGCCGGGGACCAACTCTGTCCAGCCTGCGTGTGTAGCAAGGGTATCGCCAGCGGCGAACGATGTGCCGGAGCCGGGACCTTCGACCAAACCCAGATACCACGCAGCGGTGTAGCCAGAACCAGAAAAGTACTTGCTGTTCATGTCCTGCAGGCCTTGGTTGACCACGAGGTTGTGGAAGGTGTCAGACCACTTCTCTTTGCCGTCTGCGCCCACGCAAGTGACGGTGAATACACCGCCAGCGCCAACACGTTCAGTGCCTGCGCGTTGGGTGATCAGGCCTGCGGTAACGCTGTCTGAGGCTTTGCTGTGTTCCATGATATGTCCTTATGAAATACGCACGATGGCGCTGTTGGCATCGGGGGTTGGGAAAATGATTTGGAAGGTGTCATTATTCACGGTCTTGTCTGAACCAAAATCCAGCACAGCCACGGACTTGTTGCCCTCGGTACTGTTGTAAATCAAAGCACCACGGGCCGTGAAGGTTGCACTAGTCCAAGAGGAGTTGCCAAAGCTTACGTAAGCAGTAGGCACGGAGCTGGAGTTGTTTGACGCCGTCGGGCTGGTCGTGATGACCAGTGTGTTACCGCCAGCCGTATACCCAGTGCCAACAACTTCGTTCGATGTGGTGTACACCGTTGTGGTGGGGCCAATGCTAGAGGCCCCTGTGTACAAGGCCACTTTAAATGTGTCCGCAGACGTTGGTCCAAAGTTGTGGACCCCTTGGAGGAGTTCAACTTTAAACGATGTGGTTGCGGTTTGTTGAATTGCCATATCAGGTCACCTGAATCCTTACCTGCCCGGAGCGGTATGCGTCCTGACGTTCGAGGCCATCACCAAGGCGTTTAGCCAGTGCAAGAGCTTCTTGATACTTGCCGTTATACAACGCCATCATATCCTGCTCACCCTTCATGTAGGTGTAAGCTTCAACCAAAGAACCATAAAGCAGCACGCTGTCAAAGTTGTCACCCAACCACGAAGTGCCCGCAGTCACAATCGACTCGGGGTAGTAGAAGTAATGCAGCTCAGCCACGTAGGTAGCATCCGGTGTTGGGCCCAAGATGAAGGTCAGCTCGTTTGGGTCGTTGGATTGTGAACCAAACAAGGCGTAATATTTGGGCAGTGCCTTATCGTTGGGGTTTGGGTACGCCTGTCGGATGAAGTTCACATCCTTGTTCAGGAGATACTCGTAGTTCCCCAAGGCGTCTACCAACGCTAGCGAATACACAGACAAAAAGTCCGAGGGGCAAGCCAAGTACTTGTTGTTATTTGTGGTGGAACCCGTCACGTTTTTGCGCAGTGAAGGGAATTGGATGGTGTTGTATATACGCTGCTCAGCCTGTTGAACAAACACAGGTATCTCCGCAATAAAAGTTGCGTCCGTATTTTCTGTGTACGCTTGAATAGCGTCGCTGAGAGCAGCGTAGTTCATGCAGATGGCCCGCGAAACTTAGTGCCCTTGGTAGCCGCGCCTGTGCCACGTATCTTTTCGCCGGAAGTTTTTGTCGGCGGATAGTCTTGACTGCGCGTGTTTGCTACGGACACGTTTGCTTTACGCATGGTTTCTTTTGCCGACTCTTCGCCAACAACAACTGATGCGTACACTTTAGGCTGGACGTATTTACCAATTGGGTCTTTGGTATTCGCGTCAAAGTATTTGAACTCGTCTTGGCTGTGCATATCAGACCCCCTTTTGCTTGCGACCGGGGCTCATTTGGTTAGCAACCTTAGCCAAATTGCGACCCATCTTCAGCATGTCGCTGTTGGTTTTGCCGCCAGCACGAAGTTTTGTCAGCGGTTGGCCTTTGTGTTTAGCTTTCTCGTGCTTGTGCACTGCGCCAGCGATCATCATCCTGTCCTGCTTCAAATCTTTTTTGTCCATGTCAGACTCCTATCTGTATCGTTACTGTACCAACTTCCACGAATAAAACCAAGTAGTTTGGTGTTAGCGCGGTGTCAAAAAATCTGGCCCCACCCACAGGGTTCCAGCCCCACTGAAAGACTCTACTGCCACCTTCAGGAAATCCATCAGCGTCAATCGAGGTGCCGTTTGTGTTTGAAAGCTGCAGCCCGCTCAAACCCGACTGATAATAACTCCGATCAGGGCGAGGATTCCTCAAGCCCTGCGGGTCGTCAACTGGGTACATACCCAATTGCAACTGTGGCTGATCGGGGTCCCAGCACTCGGGGCAAACCAACAAGTCGTAGTTCTTCGTCTTGATGATTTCTTTGCGCAGGACCTTTAGCTTGAACCGTTGATCACAACGGTCGCACTGCGCAATAGCCCATTTGCCAGAAGCAAACCGATTACCCATCAGGTGCCCCCAATAAACTGCTGCCTAGGCACGAAGCGAACCGCCGCCTTTTCCCGATCCTCGTCTGCCGCTAACTGCCAAGCTTCGTCGTATTGCTGCTTCAGTACGGGTAGGCGCTCAGCGCCCCCGGCAAGCTTTAGCGCCAGATAGTAAGCCAAACCTGCGGCCATGCAGGGGATAAAGCGGAAGGGCACGTCCATGACGTTCACACCACCACCCGCATCCTGCGTGCGGCGCAAACGCCAGTAGACCAGTGTGTATTGCTGAGCTGAATCTGGAGTCGGCCAAACTGTGACTGCTGGGACTTGGGCCAGATACACCGCAGTGGCTGTTGTATGCGAGGCGGCAGTTGTGTTCTGCTGCCCACGGAAACAATTGTTCAGGACATTACCCGAGATGTAACCGTAGTTAATGATCTCGTCGTCGATCTTTATGAACCCAGCGGCGGGCAGGCCGATGACTGAGCTCAGCGTAATCTCAGTAGCTGTAGACGTAATTGACCCGTTCAAAGTCAAGCCAGTCGGCGAGTTTTGGCCGTCTAAACGCTGCACCCAGATTTGAATTGGTCTGGCTTGCTGAATTTTGTTCGGGATCGTAGCGTACGTAGAGACGCTGATACGCGTAATTGTGAGGTCAGCCTGTGTGGAGGCTACGTTAGCGCCAGTACGAATGACGTGCTCAATCAGATCAACTGTGTCGTCCGGCAATGCGTAGGTATTCTGGCCCTGAGTGAGAACAATCTCACCCTGCTCAATCGTCCACATGTTGATGCCACGATTGGCCCAATCTGCAAACATGATATTCAGGCTACGCCGTGCAGTGCGCAAGTCATAGCCAGTGCGCAGCTCACCACCGGCACGTTCAAATGCTTCCTCGACCAGCTCTGATAGATCGAGGTTAAACGCTGAGTAGCCGGAAGTGGTTGCCATTATCTAAATCCTGCTGTTTTCTTGGCGATGCGTTTGGGCTGCGCCACAAATTGTTTACCTGCCGCCTTGCCAGCACGCTTGGCTCTTGTGGTGGCCGCATACTCTGCGGGGCTGAGTGATTTTATCGCCTTCTCCGGCAAATAGCGCTCTCCAGTTTTGGAGGACGGCTTCCCACTCTTGGTGCGCCATTTCTGGTCGCCCCAGTCTTTGAGGGATTGCTGGGGCGCTTTCATATCAGTCTCTGTACCCGCCGCCAGCGGCCTTGTACTTCTTGGCCACAAGCTGGGCCTTACGGGCAGACCACTGTCCTGCTCCGGTTCCCTGCGTTGCAGCAGCTTTGACTTGGCTCACGATCCGCTTGCGCAGCTCGGGCTTGGTGTAGTTGCCAGCAGCATTGACCTTCCCACCTTCTTTGTACTGCGTGAAGTCGGTGTCATCCCGGCGAGCTTTACGCTTGCCTTTGGGCATCTTAGAGGGGTTTATGTCCCCCATACCTCGGGATGCCATCATGATTTCACCTCAGTACATTTTGCACTTGGTCTTGCCCTTGGTGGCAATCCCGTCGGCGCGTTTAGAAGCGGTCATACCACCAGAAGCCATCTTCTTGATTCTGCCACCACGCTTGAACTCATCGTCGCCACGGTACTCAGACGGCTTGTCTTTCTCAGCGTACCTACGGGCTTTGCGCTCTGCATCCACTTCGCGCATGGTCTCGTCAATCTCCATGTCGGCAAGACGTTCTTTGGCGCTCTTGGACAGCTCAACCTTGTCACGGCGATCAGCCGCTTTTTCGGCAGCGCGACCAAGACCAGACCCCTCAACGAGCTTTTTACCAACGCCGGTTTCTTCGTCAATGGCTCGACCCAGTGTATAGCCCGCAGAAAGAGCAGCTTGAGCAGCGCCAGCGCGACCCATATTACGAGTTTCCGCACGGCGACCAGCTTCGCGAACAGCTTCTTTAGCGCCGCCCGTCAGCTTGGACGAGTCTACGTCACGGCCTCGTTTGGACTTGGCCATGTCTTCTTTGACGCGCTCGATAACATCACCCTTGTTACCGGGGATGCCGCTCCATCGTGTACCGCGAATTCCGGTTGCCATGATTGCTCCTTAGCACATCTTGCCGCGAGTCTTACCCCGAGAGGCAATACCGTCGGCAGACTTTACATAACCGCCTTTTGCCTTCTTTTCGGCCAATTCGTTCATACCCACACGCGAGGAAAGGTCGTATTTTTCCTTTTTCTCGGCCTTGGGGGCTGGTGGAGTCTTGTCCGCAGCGTTGTACGCTTTGGTAGCTGCCTCTTGCGCCTTTTTGTCGGCAATCATCTGGCGGGCTTCACGCTCCGCAGGGCTCATTTCTTTTTCAGCCATAACGTACTCCTTAGCAAGCTTTGCCGCCGTAGGCCATGGCCTTACCGCCTTTTTTCATGCCCATAGGCTTGGAGCCCTTCATGGCAATCATGGTGCCCTTGGACAGACCTTTGGATTGGATAGCGTGCTCGCCCTTGCCCTTAGTGCCGCCAGATTTAACAGCGCCCATTTTTGCTTTGGTGATACCACCGTTAGCCATTTTGCCCTTGCCGTCAGCAGCAAAGTCAGGAACCATTTTCCCGCCCTTGTTGACCATAGTCATACCGCCATCAGCCATCTTTTTCATCTTTGTAGCCATAGTATCACCGCCTTCTTTCATGATTGACATCTTGCCGTGAAGTGTCTTGGGTTTGTTAACTTTTTGGAGGTCAGCGCGGGTCTTTCCAGAGCCTTTGCCGAACTTCAAACCTTTGCTTGTCTCGCTAAATTCCTTAGCGACAGACACCGGTACACCCGCAGCTTTTGCAAAGCCCGGGTTGTGTGCTGCAGCGTCCATGAAACGCTTTTGTTTTGCGCTAGTTGAGGGCACTGCGTTGCTCCTTCATAAAGTCATCAATCTTACCCTCAAGCCGGTCCAACCTAGCCAGAATACGGTTGATGTCATTGTGCATGTCCGACTTGGCCACAAACTTCTCGGCGTTCTCTTCACGCGTCTTGCTCAGCAAGATGCTCAGGCGCTTGACCTCGTCATGCGAGACCTTCACCCAAAGCAGCAGCGCCGCAGAAGCAAACGACAGAACGGTATTCCAAACTGGCAAGTCCATGTCAGCACTTCCACGCTCTAAGCGATTTGTTGATCCGCGAGTTGGGGTCTTTGGCCGTCTTCTCGCTGGTCAGTTTTTTCTTCATGCCTTCCATCCGGGCACAGAAAGAGTCGCGGCGTTTGCCGCCCTCGGGCTGTGGAGCCTTCAGGCCGGGTTTGCCGGGGTTGGCCTTGTTGTAAGACGCCCGCCCCTTGGCATTCAAGCCACCCTTTTCGGACTTGCCCTCTTTGCGCTGCCATGCTGGTGACTTAGCCATAATAAATATTCACCGCGCTTAAACCGGAAAGATATGCGTACACGCCGTTGTATGCACGAACACCTTCACCGGGGATTGGAAAGCCGTTGAAGAAATAATCTTCAGCCGTTGCTTGATAGGTCACCAACCACTTACCAACCGCATAAACAGCCGCTGGTGTTCCGGTAATAGTCCCGCTGTTGATGTCAGTCAACGTAAATGTGTCTGCGCCAGTACGGGTTATGGTGTATGTACCATCAGTTGCTGCACCGCCCGTGCCACCCTGAAAATGGATACCAATGACGTCACCCGTAATCAAACCATGAGCAGTTTTGGTTACCGTTACAGTAGTACCAGAACGCCCATAAGTCACGCTGGCAGAAACAGGGGTTGATGTGGTGTCAAACAAGGTTACATACCCCGCAACTCCACCCCCTGTGTAAGATATAGCTTTGACCCGTGTAGGGTATGGCACCATGAAGCCGCTTTGGTCTAGGTGCGCCGACTTTACGTCATATTGCATCGTCATAATCAATCTCCTTTAAAGCAGGGGCCGAAGCCCCTTGGGTTGATTAAGCGATACGAGAGAACACGTAAGCTGTTGCGCTGGCAAACATGATGCGGAAGCAACCAATGCCAGTCACACCGTTAGCAACAGTCAACAGGCCAGCACCAGCACCAGAGCCAGCGGCGGCGGCGGCAGACAAAATACCGTTTGTAGCTACAGCAATCGTGACTGTGTTTGCACCAGCAGTGTTATCAACGTACAAGTCCAGCGTAGTACCGCGAGTTGCACCAAGGGCAGTGCCAAGGTCTGTGCCAGTAGGCAAAGTGATGGTTGTGGCTGCGGCTGAAGTGGATGTGATGTAGCCAGTTGCAACTTGTGCCGCAGTGGCTGTGGCGGTTGCGTTGATCGCGGCAGTTGTTGGGTGGTTTTGATCAGTGAACACCAAATTGGTGGTCGTCAGATTGGTTACGCTGGTGGTTGCACCAAAAGTGGCGTCCACGGTAACAGCACCAGTGGTGTCGTTGATAGAGATGTCTTGAAAGCCGTTTACTGAACGAACTGGGCCGTTGAAGGTCGTATTAGCCATGATGATTCCTCATGCGGTTAAGGCGTATCTGTCTGCATGATGTCGGCCCGGAGCCGTCAGATACACCGGAAAAGTCCGGGGGTTGTGTGTTTGTATCATGGGGCGGAGGGGGTGTCAACGAGTTTGTTGGACTTTTTCAAGTTTTCTTCTTGGGTGATCACACGCAGATTCCACGGCACATGCAGCCCACAAACTACCGGGTTGATAAGCGGCACGATGTGATCGACCACGTAGCGCTCGCCCGTGATCTTTGTAAGTTGTGCGGCTTGTTCATAGAGATGCCGCATAGTCTGCTTTTGCACTTTGGTGACCCAAGGTGGGGTTGCGTTACGGTGACGGCGCTTGCGCACATTATTCAGAGTCGTGTAGTACTCAGGAAACTTTTCCTTGTGCCTGCGTTTGTATTCTTGTTTCTCCTCTAAGGGCCGTGCATTTGCACGAGCAACCACAGCTTCCTTGTTTCGTTTGTAGTATTCCTGTTTAGCGGTTACGCCAGCGTCAGATTTGTTGTACTCACGGAAATACTCCGCACGAGTTTCATTGCTCTTAGCCCATTCGACTTTCAGGCACTCAACACACGCGCCTTTGGTTTTACGTGGGGCTGTATGCCCGTGCTTGCACGGCTCCCCAGTGAAATAGTATTTGGCTCCCGTGGCCTTGGCTTCGGCTCTGGTCTTGGGTAGGTTCGTGGTGTCCATATTGGCTCCTGTGTTACGACACAGGTAATGTACACGATCTGGCGTAAAAAACAAGCGCCCAAGAAAAAGGGCCCCGAAGGGCCCTCTTAGTAGTACTTTTGGTACTAAGTTCAGGTCGAACCTGAAGAACCGAACATACCCAATGGGTCTGACCAGCCGAACGAATAACGCTCGCGGGCCTTGTAACGGACGTTGCCAGTGTCAAAGTCTCCGTCCATTGAGTTCTGGAGGGGGGTACGGACAAAGTGCTTCAGACCGTTAGGCACGTCTGTGGTCAAGAACCAAGCGTTGGTGTCAGTCAAGAAGTGGTTGACTGTGTAGCCTTCAGGGATAGCGCCCATCTGCTTGATAGCGTTGATGTCGTTATCCGCTGTAGACACACGCAGCTCAGTGTCCAACAGGCGCTTGGCCGTGAACATCAGTGCTGGTGGAACAATCAGCTTCTTAGGCTTAGCAGCAATCAGCAGACCACGTTCATCCGTCCAAGCGGCGATCTGAATAACGGCGGCTTCCAAGGAAGTCTCGTTCAAATCCGATTGTGTAGAAGGGGTGTTGCTGTTGACGCCACCAGAGATCAAGGGGTGGTTTGCGTTGAACAAAGACACGCCATCGCCACCGGGGTAGCTGCTGGAGAAGCCGTTGTTCAGGACCGCAGCGGCCTTGACTTGCTTGGTGTATGCCATGGCACGAGCCAGAGACTTGGTGTAACGAGCAGACAAGCTGTCGTACAAGTTATCTTCGATCGCTTCTTCAGTGATCGAGAAACCCAAGGCAATGGTTTCGTGGGTGTATCGAGTAGACCATGCTTCCTGAGCGTTGTCATACGCAATGGCAGAACCTTCGTTCTTGACCGGTGCGGCTGAGAAGCCAGACAGCTTGGTTTCCTCTTCAAACGAACGCTCAGAAGTCTCAGTTTCGTAGATTTCTTTGTGTTCTTCGCCGTAGCGAGCGTACTCCATACCGAACAAAGCGTTCAGACCCGGGAGCAACTCTTTCAGCAGTTGTGCGCGTGAAATAGCCATGATTTAGCTACTTGATTAAACGCCAGAAGCGATGGTAGTTGTGTGAATCTCAAAG